TCATAACTTTAATGGAGCTACACTTAGTAAATAATTCCTAAATAAAATGGCTGAAAATTTAAAAGATCAACAAAAGAAAAATGTTTTTCAAAAAATTAAAGACAACATAGATGATAAAGAGGAACAATTAGCCTTTATCTCAGTTGTGGTAAGGCTTGTTGTAGTTGGGTGGTCCGGTTTTATCGTTAGCTTAAACTACATAACTATCCCAGGATATAGCACAGAACCCAAGGATATCACCTTTCCAGCTTCGATTTTGACGGGGGTTTTGAGCACATTCGGCGTAGAGGCAGCACGTAAAAGGGGGGATGGAACTATGAAAGTTGATAAGAATCAAAATCCAAATTTAACTAAGGCGGACTTTGAAAAACTTATAGAAAAGGCTACACAGACTGCGCCTACTCAAATCTTGCGTATTGAACAAGCTCCTATTAAGATAGTTACTGAAGTCCCTAATAATAACGATGTATCGAAGACCTGAACGTAGATGGGGAACTATAGTTTTAGTTTCCCTTTTAGGTGTATCAAATATTGGTTTAATAAATACCTTACTAAACAAAAGTAAGTTACCTGTAATTAATTTACCTGTGGGACCTTATACGACATATCAAGTAGATGCCTCAGAATTTGGATATAAAATTTCTTACATGGCAAATGATCCCAAGGTCTTAAATAGTATAAAAAGAAGTGAAACACCAAAAGGATTTTTTGGTAATAAAAAAGAAAAAATTGTAATTAGTAAAGAATTTACAATGAATGGAGAGAATACCTCCTTAAATACTACGGGAGAAGGCTCTGGGATTACTGATGAAGATATAGCATGTTACAAGATAGAAGGAAGTGGAGAGTCTACAGGGAGGCTTGTAGGGGCTTCTATGGGTGTTAAAGCAGCACCTGCTGTAAGTAACATACCTGTAATAGGATGGTTGGCTGCAGGGTGGGTTGCAATGTTTAGTCAGAATAAAGGTGCAGATCTTGGTGGTAACCTTGCAAGAGAATTTAATAACTGCTAATGGTTTGGTCACATATCCGCGCTAACACCGATACATGGTTTAAAAAACAACCAGTAAATATTGATTACTTACCTGATCATCAAAAAGTTTTGATAGAAGAAGGAATAAATTTATCTAGATGTCAAATTCTTGAAAGAAAAGATGGTCATACTCATGTTGAGATAGGTAAAGAAAATACATCTTGGTGGTTGATTACTGATCATTGGGATGGCTTGCGAAGAATTTAAAGTTATATTTAAATCAAATACATTTTTAAAATGGCAACAAAAGAAGAAGTTCAAACTCGTATAGTCAGACTTGAGGAACTTACTAAAGAATTATTAGATCAACAACGTAATTTATCTGCAGATATAAAAGTAAGAGAGGCAGATTTAGTAATTATTAGAAATTCATACGAAAAAGTTAATGGTGCTATTGAAATAGTTGCTTTACAATCAAAAGAGTTAAAAGAAGAACTAAATGCACTTGAGGATGGATAAATGCTATCAGAACTTAACAAAGATCGTCATAAAGCTTTAAAAGTACTTGCAGAGTACTTGAAAACTCCACCAAGAGATTTACAACTCTGTGCAATATTAAAAGATGTTAAAGATAAAGATTTAAGATGGGTTAATGAAAAAATTCATTATTATTTATTAAGATTGCTAGAAGAGTCTGAGCACAACAAAGAAGAGGAAGAAGATCTAGTTTTTATTACTGAGTAAAACTTTATTTGTGTAAGTATATGCACCATAAAGTTTTTTCAAGGCTGCAAATTTCATGTGATTGATTGCGAGCAAGATCTCTTAGCAAACCTCATTGAGTTAACTCCTAAGTACGCTCGTCGTAAATTTCGCACTTGTATATTTAGTTCATGGGATTGGAAGTGTGCTTACTGCGATAGACAATTAGATGAAGACTCTGCAACTATTGACCATGTTGTCCCTAAATTTAGAGGTGGTCATAATATTAAGTCAAATATGGTTTGCTGCTGTTCAAAATGCAATAGATTAAAAGGATCAATTAATTTAGAAGATTGGTATGTTCCCTCTTTTTATGGTTACTCAGAGAAAAGACTTGTTAAAATAAGACATTGGATGGAGCATAATCCAGCCTCTATTAAGTTGTTATCGGCTGAAAAAGCCAACCCTAGTATTGACCATGGAATCTCGATTGGATGGATCACGCCCTGATGGTGAGCAATATTTAAAAAATTATATTGCAATGTTAGATAAAAGAGATCCAGTGTTAAGAAGCACTGAGGGTCAAGAATCTATGTCTATCAAGAAGAAAGTAGCTGATGGAACTATTAAGGTGAGTTAGATATGGCTGATAGAGCAAAGGCAAAAAGACTTTCGAAAGAACGTTTGAAATGTAATAAACCTAAGAGAACACCTAATCATAAAACAAAATCTCATATTGTAAAAGCTTGTGAAGATGGTAAAGAAAAGATAATTAGATTTGGTCAACAGGGAGTTAAGGGAGCCGGTAAGAATCCAAAATCAAAGAAGGAAAAGGCTAGAAAGAAAGCTTACTATGCTAGACATAATGCTCAAGATGCTAATCCTGATAAGATGTCTGCTAGGTATTGGTCACATAAAGTTAAGTGGTAATTATATTAAAGACCAACTACGCCACCATTTTGTAATTACATATTTATCTCCTGAAGTTGGTGGTAAAGCCTCATGCATAGTTTTGTAATTGGGAAAGCCATTAAAAAATAAATTATTCCAAGCTACAAGCAATCCTTTTTCTGGTTTTATTTTTAATTTTAGATGTTTAAAATATGTCTCACCACCTTCTTCTACATCATTTAAATAAATCATTGTTGTCCAAGTTCTTTGTCCCATCCATTCACAATATGTTTTATATTGCTTTTCCCACGGAGTAAAATAGTCCCAATGTTCTTTATAATACTGTCCAGGTTTATATTTTTGCGCTTGCATCACCTCGCCAAGAAATGCTTCTAATTCAAGTAAATCAGATATTTTTTTATCTATTTTTAAATAATAATCATTATGAAAATGACTCATAGGTGCTGTTTTACTTGTCCTGTAGTCGGATACTAGACAGGTATCTTTTAGATCGGCCACTGTAGATGGCTTTAAATCTTTAGAAATTAAATCGATTACTTCTTCACATTCATCGTTTGATAAAAAATTTTTATATTTGTATATTTGTGTTATTGGGTATTTTATTCTTTCACATTTATTCTTTAGAGGATTTTTATAAAAATTTAAATAATTAATTTTTTTTGGTTTTACTTTAAATTTACAAATTCTTATTAAAGTATCTATTTGAGAATCACTTAATTGATAATTTTTTTTAAATGTCCTAATTACTTGTGTTCTACTTGCACCACTAAGAGCTGCTTGCATGAACTCTTTTATTAAATCATCTAAATTCATAACTAAGTTCTACACGTCCTACAATAAGTATGAGGCATAAAGAAGGTTCATGCACGTTATTGCTGTCAGTTTCATAATTTTATTTGGCAGTGCTTATGGTGTAAGTTCCATCTTATTGAGGAAAAATTTTAAAATCCATGACCCCACATATAAATCCAAAGAAACACTTACAGCTCTTTATAAAAAACCGAAAGATAAGCGAAGTTGGAGATATTGACACTCCATTAGATATTCCCATAATTACATTAGATCAAAGAGGTCAGGGTTTAAGACCTGCAGAATCTTGCCCCTCAATTGAGCGCTGTTAATATAACTATAAGGTTTTAAATTTTTTATGGATGCAATCGAGCTTCCTGCAAATGTAGAGTTTTCTATACACGCTGCAGCATTAGCTATCCAAACTATAAGTCGAGAAGACTTAGAGGATTCATTCGTAGAGCTTATGCATCAAAAAGCCCTCGATCGTCAAATGTTTTATGGCATTTTGAAGGAACATGGAATTGATGCAGACATAAAATACCAATTTTCCACTCAAGGACAAATTTCTTAAGAATCATGCCAACTAGAACTATTGAAGCTACTTTAGATACATTTAATGTCGATGCTGGTAGTGAAATTACTTATCTCGGAACCACAGCTGGTGGTAATAAAGGTGACCTAACAAGAGGTTTCCGTGTAAATCCATCTGGAACTGGATCTTTAACTGTGACAATAGATAGCTCTAATGGTCTTAGAGATCTGCAAATATTTCAAGAAGATTCCTTTAATACGGGAAGTGCTCCTACAGGATTTCAGAAATTCTTTGATATTGAAAAAGCTGGCAAACAAAAAGGAGCTGTTGGCGTAACAGTGACGAATGCAGCAAAGAACTACGTTGTTCTTTTAAATTTTGATGGGTATTCTGAAGTAAGTTATAACGGAACTGTTGTCATCCCTTAAGGATAGTTTTTTTACTAAAAAAGGATTTGAAATAACAAAAAGATATACAATACCTAGAGTTTCTTTAGGTCTAGGTAAATACGCTGCATACAAAGATTTTGATGACAACTATTGGCGAATAGGATATGGCAGTATAAAAATAAAAGATCATTATTTAAATTCAAAAGATAAAGCCACACAAGAAGAGATAGAGTTTCAATTTAAATTAGATTTAGAAGAGTTCTCTAAAGTGGCGGAGAAATATATTTTTGTACCCTTAAACAAAAATAGAAAGGCGGCTTTATTGTCATTTGCTCACAGTATTGGTATACAATCTTTTAAAAGTTGCCGATTGTTGGATTTAATAAATGAAATAAAACCTAAATCTCAAATAATTAAAGAATGGAGTCCTTATATAAATACCTTATGGAGGTCAGGAGGAGACATTATGATCGATCGAAGACGTGTGGAGTTAAATACATTTTATGCTCCTGATAAGACAATACCTACTTTTTATCCTCATAAATGTCACAGCAAAATATGTTTATTAAATTTAGCTGAGACTTATAATGGATCTCCTACTCAAATCAAGGGCATAGAGTATTTAGAAAAAAAACTTAAACTTTTAGATCCTTCTGATCAGATTTTACGTCGTTTTTTTCGTTATTGGAATCAAAAGCCAACTGGTTTAGGATCTCAATCGCCTCCCACGGACGATCTTTAGCATAGTCCAAAGCATCTAATAGCTTCAATTCTGGGGTATAGTTTTTTAGAAACTCGTCATAATCCATAATTTTTACTGCTCTTTTTTCAAGTTTATTTTAAGTAATACTAGGTATCCTATCAAATCATCTATAACATCTTCATCTTTTGCTATTAAACCAGCTCCTTTCATAATTCGATTTAATTTATCATCGATTCTAACCATTAATTGTTCTGTACAGCTAGTTTTACTAAATATTCGACATGGGTTCATAGCTGAATCTCCATACTTTTGATTTTTATATATTAATAATTCTTTTATGTCATCACAGACTTCTTTGATTTTAACTTGGGTATCTGTCATTTCCATGTTAATTACTAATAAAATAAAATTATGCAATCTAATTTTAGCCAAAATTACAAAGTTGACGAGCGTTATAGAGGAATGAAAAATGCTCAGGATAATAATGCAGGTTTAAATTACTTAAGACAATACACAAAAAATATAAATTTACGACCTTCATCAAGTAGAGATCCTGACTTTCCAAAAGACAATATGGAAGTCAGTAATATTGGTAATGTAATGAAAAAATCAAGTAACTACTTTTCCTAGATGTGAAAATACTTCTTTAAATTTATCTACTTGTTGAAATCCATACTCCAATCTAGGTAAATAAATAAAGTATCCCCAGTGCACTGGCAGATTTAGAGCTTTTAATCTTTTACCATGTATCAAATTTACCCTGTCTTTAGGAAAGCAAATAGGGTAATCCCACATTTCTGGGCATATACGCATCATTTCTGGATAAATTGTAAAAAAAATAGCCTCTGACACGTTTCTAAGCTTCCATTCTCTTAATAATCTCCTAAACCAAATGACAGAAGGTGCTTTAGCTCCAAGTCCTGCAGTTTTACTCCATCTCCATGTACCTCTTGCTTGAGAGTAAGAACATCTTCCATATGTTGGAGGAAATAAATAAGTCTGACCCACCCAAGGATCTTCAATATTTAAACCATCTTCTTCTAATGTATATATCTTTTTTGCTCTTAAAAATTCAACATTTGCACTATGAGTAGAGCAAGGATCTAAATCTATATCTCCTAAAACTGCATCGATGTACGGTAAATACTCACAAGGTGTAAGCCAATCTTGATCAAGATGAGCAATCTTTGTAAGAAAGTTACGGTAAACCGACCAGTGTATTTTTCTTTTCAAAGGTGTTTAAAGGATGCTCCCTCAGAATCATGCTTTAAATGAACAAGACTCATAGCTTTTTCATCTTGAATTATAAATAATGATTCTTTCATTGGATCTATTTGTTCAGCTCTGGCAATTGCTTTCCTCATTACATCAGCCGGACCTTCCATTTCCCTATTATTTAAGTCATTAAGTGCATTCATTAAGCAGCTTAAATTTAAATAAAACATACTATCTTTTTCATTTTTAGCTGTGGGAATAAATACCATTGCACCTGGACCCTCATTACTATGAAACTTTGCAAAATATTCACACATATCGGCACAAATTCTTTCTATGGTTAATTGATATAGTTTTGCTTCTTCCTCTCCCGTTGCACCTTGTATTAATTTAGAAAGTAGTTTGTTTCTTCTGCTTGACATAAAATTACTGCTTCTGAACTAGTGTATCAAGATTCTACTGGTTTAACATCTTTTGGCTTCTTATCAATTTTTACTAACTTACCTAAACCTGATTTTCTAAGTGTTTCTAATAGTTTTGGCAGAGGTCGATATAAAACTACAGCTTTTTGCATATTTCCAATTTTTTTAATTAATTTGCCATTTTCATCTCTTAGTTTTGTTAGCTCTCCTTGTCGTATAAGATACTCAGCGACACATCTATATCTACGTTTTTCTGCTAAATTAATATCGGGATATCGATCACATATAGTGCTAGTTTTCATATCGCTGAAAGTAATTCTTATTTGATCTGCTAAAGATAAACCTAAAATTACATCTGTGGTACTAGTTTCATATTGAGAAACTAATTCCAAATATCTTCTTAAGTCAGCATTGTTGAAACTACCAGAGGGGGGTAAGAATATTTCTACCTGCTCTATTAATGATTTACAAAGTTTCTTTTTATAATTTTTTATTGTGACAGTTTTAATTTCTAAATCTACAAATCTATAGCTTTTGTAAGTATTATCAGGATCATTATATGGTTCGTAGTTATTAGTATCTAATATATCTAGCCAGTCCTCTGTAATTTCTTGAGTCATATAAGGACTTGTTCTTTTAAAATCTTAACTCATTTTTCAATTTTGTCCCATAATTCTATATTTAAGACGTGGACATATCATATAGAAGTTGGCTAATATCATTTAAGAAAGACTAGTTTTTGCTATGCGTCGTCCAATTACTTATGCTGAATTGTTATTGATTTTAATTTTATTACCTATTGGATACATCGGAGTGAATCATGCTTACGAGTTCATTACAGATACAATTAGTATAGAAATAAAGTTAAAAAAATAAAATGGGTGGTTCAGCTCCTTCCCCTCCTACCGTAATAATGCCTCCACAGACTGCAGCCGAAAGGTATCAGTCCTTAATACCACAGGAAAGTTTTCAGGATGTAGCTGAAACAATGAATCGTATTGAGAAAGAAACTGCGAAGGTTCAACAACAAAGATATGACGAGACAGGAACTCCCGCTGATAGAGGTGCACGGCAAGCAAAAGTAAGAATGAATGAAGCAGCATCATATTTAGCTTCTTTACCTACAAGTAGTCCTGATACAGGTTTTAAAACTACTCCAAGACCTTTTGGTATTACTTCTACTGCAAGTTCAGCCACTACACAACCAGGTCAAAAGTTGAGTGGCACTGGTGTAGCTAGAAGTACAAGTACTACAAGCACGAAGTCTAAGAGTAACTTAGACATAGTAAGGGATATGGCAAGAAAACAATTAACTGATGCACAAAAGAGTTACGCAGATGCTGTTGACTATGCTAAAAAGACACCCCGTCCTACTGGAACTATTACAAAAGATCCATCATTTGCTAATAGGCCAGATGATATATTCTTACCAAAACAGTTAGGAAAGAGAGTTTAAATAATAGAACCTAAATTTAAAAAAGCCTTGGCACTATTGGTAATAAGCCCAAAATTTATCTGTTCAGATATGGCCTCTTTTACAAATCTGAAATCTAATACAGATGCATTTACAGTAATTGAATAATTAGTTTCTAAATACCTTATGTCATTGGTAATTAAAAATAAATAGTTTCCTTCTGATAATGCAGTTACTGGATAGTCTCTAGTAGGAATTAGTCCATCATCGTCATCTAAGTAATCGACTGCACTTTCTTTATATACATATCCTTCATCATTTATAGGTAATTCTTCTCGTCTTCCATCCTCATGAAGTTGATAAAACGCAATTAATGTATTTCTATTTGTATCTTCAGTTAGAGCAAATTGTGAAAAATTTTGTGTGAATTGAATTGTTCTTGGTATTAATAGAGATAATTTGTAAAAAGTTGTTTGTTTTCTTGTAGAACCACCATGTGTATTATTTATATCAAACGATTTAAAAACTTCAGTAAATAAACCTAAATCTATAGGATCATTTAAATTATCACCATCTTCTGCTGGGAGTGGATCTGAGCCAAAGTAAGAAGTTGGACCATATGCAACTGGACCCGCACCCCCAGTAGGGTAGGTTTCTACTAAACCAAGATTAGTAAAACCAGAATTACTTGGAATAGTGTTTAAAAATCTTGTCATTTATAGTGATTTCGAGTCTTTTTACTATTGTAGCCTTACTTTTTTTGTTTATTTTTATAGTATTCAAAAATATTATCATGAGATAGTTTTTTAGATTTAATCTTTGTTGGTCTACATGTCAAATTAGAATCTTTAATATTTAAATGCATAGGATTACAACAAAAAGGCTCACATGATTTATTATTAAAAATTCTATATTTACCTGTATATCCTCTTGATAACCAAAAAGCTATTCTAGGGGCTGACTGAGTTTTTCCTGAATGGAATGGTGAGGGGAAATAAGCTGTAGATTCTGTATTGTTTTTTCTTTTAGCACCTTTCCAAACCCAACATTCGTTATCATCTTTTACATCTACCTGTTCCCAAAATCTTTTTACTTGCCAATACCAACGGAAATCAAATTCCCTTACATCTACTGTGCATTTACCTTTTTTAATTTCTGACATACAGTCTAGGCATTCACCCATCATCCCAAAATTACCTATATGTTTGTTAGACCCTTGATTATGCCAAGGACACTCTAGTTTTTCAGTCACATGAAAGTTTAAATTATATTTTTTAGCCTCATCTGTATAAGAGGAGGTAAGAATTTCGCAAATTTTTGATAAATTTGTCCAAATTTTACTTTCATTATATTTATCTTTTGAGTTTTGAACATCATCAAAAGTCTCATAGTTACAAATTCTTCGTACAGAATGATAGGGCAATTTATAAGTTTTAGATAATTTACGACTACTAATTCCTTTATCTTTTTCTAGTCTTAATTTAGTTATTAAGTCTTTATCTATAAATTTTTTACTTATTGAAGCCTTTTCATAAGCAACATCTTGACGAGTACCATAATAGTAATGAGATGGATTTAGACAATAATTCGAATTGCAAGAACATTTTCTCACAATAATTGTATTTTGATCTTTTGGATTTCTACCTGTCAAACAAAGTATTAAAGGTCTTGCATCTCTACCCTTATAAAATAATTTATTCTTACTGGTATTAAAACCTTGAAAAGCTGAATGTTTTAATTTTTTCATACACCAACAAGAGTCTTTACCTAATATTTTTAAGGCTGTTTTAAAAGCATTAGCAAAAACAATTTGATCATATGGAGTCAAGTCATTATATAGAAAAGCTGGTTTTTCGTTCATGCAAGTAGGGGGAGTGGTAATTAGGAGCATACATCCCTTTTATATCAATGGCAATCGTTGAACACACAAAAACCTATTTTTTTTACTCTTTTTATTTACTTCTAAGGAAAGTGAGGTTAGGTATGTGACTGTAACTTCTAATATATACACTCTTGTACCTATCCTCAACATACACGTCTTCGATTAAAATCCTCTTTTTTTTATTGAATTTGGCTGTTCATAGTAGATTCATCTTATCGCAAGGAGTTTGAGGCGTAATGTATAAAATAAACATAGAACCCATACCTAGTTATAGATAATATTTGATGATAATTTGGAAAAAAGTCGGGGTAGGGTTAGGTTGATGAGTGTAAATAAAAACACTAATTTAGATTTACAGGCAAGTAACTAGTCTCAATATTTTTTCAGAGTAAAATTATAGAAACACCTTATTTTTTTATAGATGAACCCCGCAGGTTTTGATCCTTCTGGATTAGCAGATTCAATAGATCCTACTAGGCAGTCAAGACTTCCAGGTGGATATGCAAATCAGGGAGTAGCTGTGTCAGCGCCTTATTCTGAAGCTATGAAACAGGCATCTTTAAAGAACAATCCAATGAATGCTGCTTCTCAAGAGCCAGGAATTGGAGAAAAAGTAAATGATTTTTTATCTAGGATGCGTCCTTAAATGGCTTATTCAAATTATTTTAGTAAAGATCCTTATGACGCTAAAACTAATTTAAAGCGTTATATAGATGAAAGATTAAATTTTAGGCCAAGTGGTAGCTTGCTTGAAGAATCTAAAGATGTCTTTACTGGTGGAATAAGAAAACAAATAGATAAAGAATTAGGTGGTTCTTTACGTGATCAAATGTTTTCGGAGGATGATTAATGTCATTTTTTAGTTCATCAGGTAGTTATTTAAAGGATGCAAGAAGTAATACTCCAAGAGTACAAAACGAGACAGTATCAACGTCATCAGTACCAGAACGTCCAAGAATTACAGATAGTAAAGGTCGAGATGTATCTAATACGTTTCAAGGAAGATCTGCAGGTTTTTTAAAAAATTTTATATCGACTATAGTAAATTCTCCTTCATTTGAAAAGGATTTTTTAAGTTATCGAAGGGATGATTGATGGGAGATAGTGATTTTCCTACTGTAATGGCTAATGGAGGTGGAAAACCTTTTTTAGATTCTTATGTTAAAAGAAAACAAATTTATGAACAAGCGGGAACTAATATTCCAGATTATTTAGTATTAGAAGAATATGAAAAGAAAGGTGGTCAGCCGGCCAAACGTCGTGCAGTAATTCGTATATAAAGTCATCGTAAAATTGAGACATCACTAAAAGCTTAGATTATAAATGTCTCAAACTGAAGTACAACTTATAAAAGACTCGACTATTGTTAATGCGGATATAAGTAATTCTGCGGCAATTGATGTAAGTAAAGTAACTGGGGCAATGCCTTTGGCAGGAGGTACTTTTACTAGTGGTGTTACTTTTACAGGTAATAATTACAATGTAGCTTGGGTACGATCTGCTGATACTTTTCGTTTTCAAGATAATGCAATACTTGGATTTGGTGCAGCAGATGATTTAAAAATTTTTCATGATGGATCAAAAAGCGTTATTCGAGATGGCGGAACAGGAAATTTAGAAATACAAGCGACAAATTTCTCTATAAAAAATGCAGATGGAAGTGAATCTGGAATAGTTTTTGATACTGACTCAGCAGTAGAACTATATCACAACAACAGTAAAAAGTTAGAGACTACAAGTAGTGGTATTGATGTAATAGGAATGATTGATACGACTGAAAATATTGATATTGATGCGGACAATCAAGCCTTAAGAATAGGAGCTAATCAAAACTTTCAATTAGTTTTTACAGGTTCAGAAGCAATTATAAAAAATGTAGGTGCTACCTCACCTATAAAAATAAAAGTAAAAGATGGAGTTGAAGATGCTATCGTTTGTAATGCAAATGGGAGTGTTGAGCTATATCATAATAACGTTAAGAAAATAGAGACTACAGCAAATGGTATAGAAGTAATAGGAACAATCACTGATGATGGTGCAACTCATGACGGAGATGTACTCTTCACAGGAGCTTCTGCAAATGTGCTTTTCGATAAATCAGATAGTTGCTTGGAGTTTGCTGATAATGCTAAAGCAAGATTCGGAACAGGTAATGACCTAGAAATTTTTCATAATGGCACAAATTCACATATACATAGTGCAACAGGTGAGTTAGATATAAGAAGTGATAATTTTCATTTAAGAAACGCAGCTAATAATGAAAATATTATTGTTGCAGATGCCAACGGAGCAGTAGAGCTATATCACAATAATAGTAAAAAGTTTGAAACTAGAAGTGATGGCGTTAAATTATCTCAAGGACATTTTTATGCTGACGATAGTTCAAGAATAAAGTTAGGAACTGGTGATGACCTACAACTTTTTCATGATGGAAGTCAATCGCAAATTAGTAACTCAACAGGTAATTTAAATATTTCATCTGGATCAGCAGTCGTAACTAAAGTAAATACAAGTGAAGACGCTATTGTTTGTAATGCGAACGGAGCCGTAGAGCTATATCACAACAATAGTAGCAGGCTCGAGACTACAGCCGTGGGAGTTAATTTTCTTGGAAATTTGACTTCAAGTAGCAATACTACTTTTACTATAAGTGCTGGTGGTTCTGGTACTGCTGGTCATATATCTCTTAAATGTGGTTCTGAAGATGCGTTTCTAGCAAGACCAGATGGAGCCGTAGAGCTATTTTACAACAACACTAAAATGTTGGAAACTAATATACCTTCTGGTCATAATGGTGAAGTTATATTAGCTCAAAAAGTAAAAATAAGACATACTGGTAGCGGTAATGGACAAATATTCCCAGTTAGTGGAAATATGTATCTTAACGCTAAAGAAGGTGAAACTTCACTATTAGCTGTAGCTGATGGAGCCGTAGAACTATATTTCAACAACAGTAAAAAGTTTGAGACTACAAGTGTTGGAGCTACTGTAACAGGCTTTCTTGGTATAGGTATAACAAATCCTGACTCACCATTAGAAGTTTTGGGAACAGGACCATCATTAGCAACAATACATCATTCAGATGGTGGTACAAATGACGAAGCAAGAATAATGCTTGGTGCTTTATCCACTAATCCACCAGATCAAAGAGGTGCTGGTCTATCTGCTAAAAATAATGGTGCTGGTCATAATCTAGAAATTCAATGCTCCTCTAGTCATTCTGCTGGACCATCAACAAAAATGACTGTTACTTCAGCTGGCCTCGTAGGTATAGGTACAACAAGTCCTAGTGTTACCTTAGACATAGAAGCTACTACTCCAACTATAAGACTTACAGATAGTGATGCCTCAGGTACACCAGAATCCGAGATTAGAGGTGGAGGCGGTGATTTAGTTCTAAGTGCAGATAGAGATAATGAAAATTCAAACACAATAATAGGTTTTCATACTGACGGTTCAGAAAAACTACGTATAGACGACGATGGAAGGGTTCTCATAGGTGCTACTTCAAAAGTATTTAATGAATTTTTATCAGTGCAAAAAGGAGGAGACAGTACACACGTTGCAACTTTTTATTTTAATAATGTACAAGATCAAACATGCGTAATTATTAAACATGATAGGGCAGGTAATCAAGGTGACGGAACTAATGCTACAATGATTGGTTTTCTTGACCAAACAAATGGAACCTCTGGTTCAATAACAAGTAATGGTAGTAGTACGTCTTTTAATACATCTTCTGATTACAGATTAAAAGAAAATGAAATTGCAATATCTGATGGTATAACAAGATTAAAAACATTAAAACCATATAGATTTAATTTCAAAAAAGATTCAACAAAAATCGTTGATGGTTTTTTTGCTCATGAAGTGCAAAATGTAATACCTGAAGCTATTTCAGGAGAAAAAGATCAAGTTAATGAAGATGGTTCTATAAAACCACAACAAATAGATCAGAGTAAACTTGTACCTTTACTTGTAGCTGCTGTACAGGAACTTATAGGTAAGGTTGAAGTATTAAAAACCGAAGTTGCAGCGTTGAAGGCAGCTTAATCTATAAGATTATACGATTTAAAATGTAAAAAATAGTTTTTAATTATGGCAATTACTAAAGAGTGGCAAATTAATACATTAGATCGTGATATTTCTGATGGATATGTTGTAAAAGCCATTTACAGAGTTAAAGGATTAGATGGTGGTACAGAAAAAGACAGACAAACAGGAGAGGTTTCTTTTACTAAACCAGAAAACTTACCATCTGATTTTGTAGAGTATGCAAAACTTGATGAAGCAACGGTATTAAAATGGGTGAAGACTGCTCTAGGAACTGACATGGTGACTGCTATTGAGAAAGCTTTAGAAGATAATATTAATTTAATTAACACTCCAGTCCAAGCGACAGGTAAGCCTTGGTCATAAACAAAAAATAAGGTAATTTAAAAACAGTTTTAATAAGATATGTGTTAATAAATGTAGTTTGTTGGCATTTAGCTTTTCATTTAAAAGTAAGTCAAATATTATATGAACAGATAGATAGTTTATTTTTTAAAGAATTTACAAATCATAGGCTTCTATTTATTTCTAAAGATGACTTTGAACAAAAGCCATTACAAAAAGCATCACAAGGTGTTTGGACAACTTTGAAACAAGAGCTAAAGGTAATTAGGTAATGAATTATTTACTATCAAATCCACCGGTTTATACTTTACCAGGTACTTGGTCAGAATCAGTAAACTATACAGGTTTATCAGATTTAGAAATGATGATTACAATGCATTCTATTTTTGTACCACTTGTAATAATTGTTGGTGCGTATTATCTTTATAGTATATCTGATAATAAATCAAAAAAAGTTTAATGATTTTTTCAAACTTAATACCTCATGGAACGTATGGGGGTTTGTCACCTGAAGGTCAAATGGTGGCGTTTATAGGATTAATATTATTATTTCTAATTAGTTATGGATTACACCTTACAGTTGGAGCCGGAGCAAATACACTTAGAGATACAATTAAAGAACATGCGAGAATGCATGATCTAGGGATAGCACACAACCATAAAGAAAGTTACTTAGGTCAAATGTATGCGGAAGAAGAAACAGAGTCTAAAGACGAGATTTAATAAAAGATTTCCAAAAAGATCTAGCTCTAGATTGCTGCTTACATTTCTTGGTGCAATGAGCACAATTACATTAATTAACTTAATTTTTTAAAAAATTTACAAATTATTTATTATAAAAAGCTTTTCTTTCAAAATAAAAATCAATTCTTTTTTTTATATAGTAAACTGCAATAATCCATAAGGTAAAAAGAAAACCCTCTCCATAGGAGAGAGTATTCCATGCTTCAGTAGCTCCTTCCATTTTTTTTAATCAATTAACTGTATTTTAACAGCTAGAAGATTGGAGGAATGATAGTTCCAAATATAAAGTAATTAAAAGTTAAAGCTAGAAGACCCATCATGGCTAAACGACCATTAACTTTTTCTGCATACTTCCAGTAAGTATGATTCGTATTTACAAATGAGTTCATTGAATAATTTTGTTATGAGTAAACAATAGCACCTAAATTAGATACTAAGTATGTAGCTATTAGTAATGTAAAAAATAAATAATTCATCATATTCCTTGATATAAGGGTGTCATAACACCTCCACCTTCATCATCATCGTCATCATTATCGTTAATACGTAAAATTAACTCTAATACGATAAAAAATCCTATGGGATATAAACACCATAGGATTGCTATTAAGGGAGATATTTCATTTATTGCTGATAATTCAGGCATTAAAATATGCCAGGAATTATTTGTCCTGTAGTAACATAAGCACCAATTAAGGCAACGCAACCAATTATTGCTAATTGACCATTAATTTTTTCAGCAATAATCTTTTCTTTTTCTGGTTTATATCCTTGAATATCCATTAGATAAAACCAGGAATAAGTTGTCCAGTGAAGGCGTAAATGCTGCAAAGGGCCACAAAACCCATCATTGCTGCACGTCCTTGTGCTTTAAAAAAGATATCGTTGTTTGACATTAGAGAATACCAGGGATAATTTGACCTGTTGTAGCATATGCACCGATTGCTGCTACGAAACCGAGCATAGCTGCCCAGCCATTAAATCTTTCTGCTTCAGGAGTCATGATTAAAAAAGGAGGAGTTTTAGAAAATGCCTGGGATTACCTGACCTGTTGTGCAGTAAGCACCTATTAAAGCTACGAAACCGATCATTGCCCAACGTCCATTAGCTTTTTCAGCCTCTTTCGGGTAGCCCTCATAATTAGGGTCTACAGTTGTAGTTGGCTCAATAGAATAGATGTTCTGACGACCACCGCTTTCAATAACTGTTGTCATAGTTGTTTAGCATTTCTTTATATTTTACCTTATGTAACTTTTTGTAACGAAATATTAAGCGTTATTTACCTTTTTTTTCTGGCAAAATAGTTGAGCTGTTTTTATACTTTTGATCAGAATTTCTTATAGCTAATCCCTTTATAAATGGCCTGCCTTGTTTACTAAAATGAAAAATTTCTTTTAAACCTAATTGATTTTTACAACAATCCATTAATAGTGATATAAATCTTTTTTGTCCTACTGGTTTAGAACCTGTATCTTCACAATAAGAACAATAGCTTGCATAAAGATGAAAATTACTATTGCAATATCTTTCTTTCGATTCCTTCGGTGCAGGTATTTTTTTACCTACTGCTGATACTGCATCACCGACATGTACGACTTCTGACTGTAACCACTCAACTAAATTGTTACTAGTTAATAGAATACTGTTTCTAACAGTTCTTAAATGTGAAACTTTTTCGTATGTATCAAGTAAATATTCTCTCATTTCTTTTGTTTCCATTTCTAAAACCCAGTTCACTAAGCCTGGTAAATAACTCTTCCATAGTCCGTTTACTTCTCCGTTTTCAAGCTTTATCATTTCAATTGCCTCTGAATTTTTATCCCATAAAGGTCTATTAAATTCAACAGTTAATCTTCTTCTAGTAAGTCCTGATGTATTGTCAGTTGTCTGTATTGGTTCATTTGCACAGACCATAACCATACCTGTGTAAACAAATGGTTCTCCGACATTTTTATTTTTTTCTTCAAATCGTAAATTATCTCCACCAGTTAAAGCTTTAAATATTTGAGCTGAACCACCATATCTTTCGGAATCATTTATTAAGGTTAATCTTTTACCTTTTATGGACGCGATTTCAAATCTACTTTGTTCTAACTGATTTAAGGTTGTACTTGCATAATTACCATTACCAACTAAAGCACAACATAAATTTGCAAAAGTTGACTTACCTCTACCACCAGGACCTATAACTTCTAGAAACCTTTGTAATTCATGACCTTTACCTACTAAACAAGCTTTTAGCCAAGCCCTTAAGACTTGTACACGTTCTTCATCGTTATACTGAGTCTTTCTAAGCCACTGGATTATAGGTCCAGAGTCTGCGTGAGGGTTATAATCGAAGTCTAGACCCCATGTTAAGTAATTATCAGGATCATGATCTAGAAACTCTCCTGTGCTCATTTCAAGCACGCCATTTTTAAAAGCTAATAAATCGGGATCATCATTCCAATATGGTTGTGTAATGTACGCCTTTGTTAGATTTGTTACATCAGAAAGTAAATGAGAAGTAAATCCGCCAGGAGTAGGTATTCTTTCCCTTACAAATAGATCTTGAACAAAATGTTTGTATTCATCTCTATATTCTTCTCTGCGCCAAGTTCCTCTTGGAGCCTGATAAAACATAAAAGTATCATATTTAGGATCATATCTCCATCCACACTCTAAAACCATTTGGGTTACATACTCTGCCAGCTCTGAAGCAGGAGGAGTTTTTGGTTTACCCTTACCTGATATTTGTTTAAATATTTCTTGTTGTTCTTTTACTGTTGGTTCGCCACACATATCTTTCAAAACATCACTTACAGCCTTTATTGGAAGATCAGTATTGGGATCAGCAAACATTTTTCTGGCTTTATCTTTTAAAGAATCGCCTGATTCAACTACAAAACCTTCGAGATGTACATATCCATCCTCTTTAGCCATAGCACGTAAATGGTGTAGACCACAATGATTTTCAGGTGAAGGTCCTCCTTCTACAACTTCAAATGTATTCCATTTTTTCTCACATGCCCCATCTTCAAAATTTTCAGCCTGTTTTGACCAATCAACCCACTCCTGTAATAGAGTTTCATCGATCTGTTTTAAACACATTCCTACTTTTATCCATGTCTCATAATCAGAGGCTCTTTCAGGTTCTAAATGATCTAAATAGATTTTTGCTTCATTTAAATTTTCTTCTAATTGAAACTCAGATCCATCCTCATAATTTAGATTTATTGTTTGAGTTAGTACCCCTTCATTGACAGGTCTTTTATATTTATTTAATGGATACGATTTTGCTATTGCCTCATATAACCACTCAGGTAATTCTGGTGGATTTTTTGCATATTCAAAACCTCTGTCAGGTAAAGTAAAGTATCCTTTGGTATCAGGATGAGTGCCCATGATTGCACCTTGTTTAGATCTATATAAAATTTCGAATGATGGTATACCAATCTTTATAGTCGCTTTATCAGGTAACTGAGTAAGCCGTTGTTTAGGAATACTGAAAAGCATTCTTCTTCTATCAGTTTTTCCTGAAGAAATAGTTAGTGTTGGAGGAAAAGCACCTTCTAAAGAAGTGCCTGCTAATTCCTCTAAAGGTTTTATGGCATCTGTGCCATCTATATCTACCCACACTAAACCGTTAGAGTTTGACCATACACCAGTAATTAATCCAACTCCTGTTGCTTTTCCCTGATTTAATTCACGTTTTATTTCTTCAATTGTGTATGGTTGAGAAGGCCAATTAGGAATATATGCTCTTTTACCTTGTAGTGGGGTTAATGCCCAATCAATAGGGATATAGCCAAGATTTATCTCACCTGCCTTTAAATTCTTCTTTGGATTTGGGTTAGCTGTTGCCATTTATAAATTTTTCAATCTTTTTATAAAATATGCCACTTTGAGAGTAGCCTTTATTTTCAACTATGAAACCCCATCTGTATAGAAACTTTCTAAATTTTTAGGGTTTTTACACTATTTATGGTAACTATTGTACTAATTTATGCTGCATGAACTTACCTCTTTTTCTTCTAAACTATCTCCATCTATAGCCTCCAACTCGATTCTTTCAGCTTCTTTAGCTGGTAATATTTCTTCATAATATTTTGTTACAGCTTGTTTCCATTTCTCTTTATATTTTTCTATAGTGCTTGATTGAATAACAAATACTTGTGAAGTTTCTTTGGTGGCAACAAACGTCATAATTAATTCTGGTTTAATATTTATAGTATGTTCTAATGCCATTGCGTAAGCAGCCATTTGCATTTGACATTTTTGATATTTCATAAAGCCTGATCTTCGTTTACCATATTCTTTTTTGGGAGTGTCAGCACCTGGCCACCGTGCATAGTAAGGACCATTACTGGTTTTTAAATCGCCTAAGACTATTTTTCCTTTATATTCAGCAACAATATCAGGTGTACCAGCCCAACCATAATTTTCTCCTTCTTTAAAACCAGGGTGCCATACCCTAGAAACTCCATCTCCTCCCTTTGTCCAAGCGAAATCATCAGGACTTGCAGGGTTTTCCGCCCATACGACATGATCTAATTTACTGAGGTTATTCGGTAAACCGTCCCAAAAGGATGCTATCTCAGTATCTTTAATTACTGGTTCTCTATCTACTCCTAATAAAAAGTCTTCCATTAGTGAGTGTACTTTTGTACCACGAGCAGCAGCGGCTTCTTTACCACCTGGATTTTTTTTTGCCCATCTTGCTAATGCTTCTTTATTTCCCTGCGTTTCTGAAAGAATTGTTGTTACCGAAGGTAATGCACCATACGGAGTTTTATAATGTCTAGAGCCATTAATTGTTACTCTAGTGTCACCTTGTGATCTATAATCCAAGAATGCAATAGTAGGTGATTCGAGAATAAGCCCCCCTAATCTTGCTAATCTATTTAAAATTAGCTATTAGTTAAAAAAGAAGCAAATTATGTCCTACACGCCTTACAGAGATTTTGATTTATTTACTCATAAATGTGGTGTAAATCCAATCATAATGGGATATTTATTTCAATTTAAACCTTGGTACTATGATGGTAAAAAAGTTTATGAAGGTAAATATTACGAATTAAGAAGTGATGCAGAAAAAGCTGCTGAAGATTTAAAAAAATTTTATATTAATCGTGCTCGATTTCTGGTGGCCGTTCGTGAAAAGCCTCATCTATGTTTGCTGCAAACTGCATTGATTGATATCTTGCTACGTGGTCTTGTATTTTTTTATGTATATCAAATGCAGATTTTACTGCATCTTCCGGTCCAATCATTAACTTTGAATTTGATAGCAGGCCAGCGGTTAAAATAGTAATAGCTAATTCCTGTGGGTTAGAGGTAAATCCTCTAAGTGATCTTCCATTATCTGTAAAAGATGAGACTAGAAAATCTATATGTTCTAAGTATGGATTTGGTTTGTTTTTTTCTGGCATTTAGTCCTCTTTGTCAATGATTTGGTATAAGGTTATTGTATTCCTTTTTATGATGGGAACAAGTAATCCTTCGTTTTTTAAGGCATTAATTCGTCTTTGTATTGTACGATGATTCCTTTCAAATTTTTTGACTACTTCAGTAATAGGAATCAAAACAAAATGTGATCCATTAAATTCAGTAGAGATTTCATATAGATGTCTGTGAATATTTTCTGCAAGATCATCCATAAGATTTGTCATTAGTGGCCTCGCTACGTCAAACATAATTTTCCGTGTAGATTTATTTTACAGGATTTTATTTAAATTTTCTTTAATTTTTTTCATATGCTGCATATATTTTGACACTCCTGTTTTAGCAGTTTCTAAATCTATAGTCCAACAATCTTCCCAATTATGCATTTTACTGGGAAATTTATAGAGCACTAAACCAGTGTTAGCATGCCGTAAACTTTTTATTTCATAACCTAAATGTGTTACGGATTCAAGTATTTCAGATGGCTTGACCAGTACAGATGTTGACTTCTGATTTTTCATCAAAACTATGTAGTTAAGACTAGAATAATCCTTCTACTCTGAGGTGTTATCGGTCGTATAATCTATAGCTTTCTGGATCATCAGATTTGTAAAATTTTTTTTGTTTGTCTATATATGAACGAAGTTGATAGTCCTCTACACTTTTGGAAGCATTTTCGATAAATTTATCAAATTTTTCTTTTTTTGACTGCATGGCTTTTTGATTATTTTAAACAGGGAAAACCTAAAATTATTACCATAATCCAGTTTTTAATCTTTTTCTAAGGTTATAAATCATAGAAAATTTTCTCACTAAACGAGCTTTCTTAGGGGCTTTACCATCATTCTGTTCAAGAGACTCTCTAACTGCCTTCTTATCGGGTAAATATTCTTCTATCCAGTCTACTGTTGTGCCATCGGATGTCTTTTGAATCATAGTGGTTTTGTATAATCCAAAATTCTTTTTTTCATCTTTGTCCCAAGACTCATATCCATCAACTAATTTTGATTTAACTCTACGAATTGTTGCCTGATATTTATTACCTGTAGGCATAGAATTAATTAAATGTTCTTCATAAGCACGTTTAATAATGTTAATAATATTCTTACGTTTCCTTTTCCAGTGATCTTGATTTCTTTTTAATTCAGCTATTTCTTTTTCTCTTACAGTAATTTGACGATCACAATCTTTAATCATATTTATTATTGCATCAAATTTAGATTCCTCTCTAGTTTTTAAAGCATTCCAGATTCTTTCAAGTTCTTCTTTTTCGTTATCTTCTACATCATTGGAATCAAGAATACTTCGTAAATCTTTTTCTTTTTCAAGTAATTGTGCGTAGGTTAAGGGGTCTGCCATATTAGAACTAGTGTCCGCTTAAATTTAAAAGATTGTACGGTGACTGTCAATAAGTAAGCTAGAATATAGAAAACGACACATAATTAATGGCATCATATGAACTGATAGAGTTATCAATTGATCCTCAAGATATAAAAATTTCTTTAGAGGATGAGTTTACTATGACTGCAGTTCTTAATGAATTAGACCAACTGGAAACTAAAGAAGAAATTTATATTGGAGCTAGACAACTTTTAAAAGTTTTAATACAAAGACAGGCTGTTATTAGGGCATTAGTAAAAAGACTTACCAAATTAGAAGAGAAAGGGAAAATAAATAAAAAAAAGATTCAATAATGAATAAACAAAAAGCTAATAAAAAACTTCTAAGATTAGAAGTTAAAGCAGATGATTGTCTCTCTAGAGATGATGCACAAAAGATCATAAAAAAAGCGGATAAAGTTTACGAGAAACTATCCGCTTAAATTAATTTATAAGGAGACTTACTTTAAACCGCCTATGAGAGCACCAGACTCATCTCTATCCCCTAAGTTATCAGCAGCTGGAAGAACAGGAGCAGATATGTCTACGCCAGGCTTTAAGGCATTAATACCAATCTCTGCTTCACATTGCTTAAAGAATTTACTTGCGTAAACTTCTGGAGGACAACTTTCATAGACATCCTCTATGTGATCAATGTCTGCTTCTTTCTTAGGCCAAAAGTCTAAAATAGTTTCTGGAGTTGGAAAATCCCATGATTCAGGTACAGCTATGTCAGATTTTCTTGTTTCTCCGTATTTCATACTTCCAAATGTAGGAGTCCAAATCATTGAAGCACACATTTTATCTGCAAATCCTTGAGCAGCCTTATCTCCAGTAGCTTGAGCGTAGGCAGATTCCATTTGTTCAATGAAGTTTGCATATTTCTGACAGAATATTTTTGCAGCTCCACCATGAATAGAAAGTATTAATGGTTTTTTATGCAAAGGAGATCCATTTTTGTCTACTAAATAGCAAAGGACTAAACGTCTTCTTCTGTAGGGAGAAGCTTTATCAGGATATTTTTCTTTCCATGTATCCCATAAATGGTTTACATCAGAGTAAAGACCTTCGATAGCTCCTTTTTCTTTACTATTTTCTACAAAGGTAGGATCATCCTTATATCCTCCCCTAAGAACCATAAGTCTTGGAGTTCTTAATAGGAGTCCAGATTCCAACTTTCCATCATCACCAAATTCTTCTTCTGTGTGTTCAGCGTCAGGTAGTTGAGAAGGTTTACCAAAAAATCCACATCGATCTGCATGCATATCTTTTAGAAAAAGTCCAGGATCTTTTCTTCTATTTAGAATGATTAACATTCCAAGTTCACGCATCTGTGGAGGATACTTTTCAGTATTTTTAAAACGGTCTAATACAGACATAATTGTTCAATAAGTTCAGAGTGTTTGTGCCGGAGTGTCCGGCTTTTCTAGCCTATCAAAAGGGAATACCATCGGCTAGAGGTTCTTGGGGTTTCCCTTTATTTTCTTTAACAATTTCTTTAACGGTTTCCAATACCTCTTTTTCTGCTTCTTGGGTCTTTTGATTTTTACCAAAGAAAGAATACTGTTGAGATCTTACTCTCACTTTGTAATTAGCTCTTTGATTACCATCTCTATCAGTCCAAGATTCATATTTAAGAGATCCACCTAAAGAAAGTTGTCTACCTACAAATAGATGTTTCTTCATACGTTCAGCATCATCTCTCCAGCTTTCTACACGAAAACCTAAGCTATCTTGCCAAGTATGTCCGATACTCTTTTGTGGTGGTGCTTGACACATTAAACCAAAGTTAAATGCATCTTCTCTGCGTTGTTCTCCTATGAAACCAACTCCTCCACTAAGTAGGACTTGATTTAAGGCAACACCCTGTGAAAGGGCATACAGAGCCTGTGTGGGGACAACATACATCATGCCATCCATACTTGGATAAAGCCGACCATTGACTAGAATGTTCGATCCCTCCTTGAATATGCCAGCTGCACAAGTATCTCCCGCTGCAAAACTTGGTAGTAGTGCTAAGGGAATACCTACTGGTTTATTACCAGTTCCTGGAATCACAAGTTTGAGATAGCGTAAACCACGTTCAGTTGTAGCATCTCCCTTGTAAATTGCACAGGTTGTGATGATGTTCATGATTGAAACCTCTTTTCTAAACGCTCATGTAAAATTCTCGTAACATTTTCTAAGCCACGAGTTGCATGAGTTCTTAATTGGATAAAACCATCCTGTAATTCAATGAGTTCTTCATCAGACATCTCATCAAATTTTGGATCTTTTACCTTTGTTTTTGCATGCATAATATGTATGTGAGCATGTCTACTGTACTCATATCCCTTAAAATTACAATATGTTCTTCAAATTATTTAAATTTTATTATGATTGAAAACAGACCTTTTGATGATTTGACGGGTAAAGATCGTG